ACAGTGGGTATTCTTATGCCTTATCAAGTAACCAAACAAATGCAGGTTCATCAAATAATACAATTACAGGATTTGATACCCCTCCTAATGTAGGAACACTATATGTTACTAATAGTTTTGACCCTATTTACATAAACAGAATAACCCCTGGTATTGTAACCTTTACAGTAACAGGTACTCCTTCTTATACAGATGAAGGAACATATTTTCCTACAACTACTGATTCACAAACATTCTTAAGCCCTATATTTTTTGGAGGTAGCTCTACAGAAATAAATACAAGTAATATAAGTAACGTATTATTAGATACCGTTTTAGGAAATATTTCTGGAAGCAGTCCTGCGGGTAGTGTTGGTATTAGAAATGCAGGTTCTCCTCAACAATCCTTAATAGATAATACTTCTACTGCATTTCCATCAACCCTTAAAATCGCCATGCCTGATACAGTTACAGCTTCAGCAGCTTATACTTATATTATATACCCTGACCATTTTGGTGATTTAACAGAAATATCAAATGGATCACAAAACGAATTTAATACATTTACTAAAATGGGAACCGCGGATCATACCAGATATGACTTAAATACTACATATAAAGTATATAGATCCGCAGGATATAGACCATTTGAACCCGGAACACTATTAACATTAAACGACTAATATGCCAGTAAAGTTTGGATCCATATTACACTTGAATAATTCGGCTTCTGAAGCCACTATGGATGCAAACAACCTTAGAGGTACAACATTCTTAATAGATAGTTTTGATTCGGCAAGTTTAGCAACTATTGGTTCTGGATTACCTTCAGCCCCTGGTAAAAGAAGATTAGGTGCTATAGTAAGCACTACGGGTAGTATTACCGATCCTGTAAAATACTATGTCTATAACCAAACCAGCTCTGGAGACCTTAATTTATCTGGATCTGAATGGACTAATACATCAAACTGGTCTGAAATTAATTTAGGGGCATCTAGTGCAGACGACCTTGATTGGTATATAGATGTAGGAAATGGTAGATTAACCTCTTCTTTAGATATATTAGTTCAAGGAGACGGTGTATTTACGGGTTATGTTTCGGCTAGTGGAAATGTTTACGGCGATAGAATAACAATAGATACTTCTGTTGACTTAAGAAACCAAGCAGATAACTTATACATAGTTGCTGACGGAATAACAGGAGCTTCTAAAGTCACAAGCTTAAGTTTCCCTATAGGAGCTGGAAATCAATTTGATTTATTAGGGGATCCTATGCTTAACCTTAATATTGGTGCAAGCGCTACTAATATTAATATTGGTGCCTTTAATAGTACTACAACTATTGCGAGTGATTTAAACGTTTTAAGAAACGCCCAATTTGTTAATATCACAGCTTCCCAAAATGCTATAGTTACGGGGTATGTTTCAGCTTCAGAATTTAGAGGTGATTTAATAGGTACTGCTGCTACTGCTTCTTATGTACTAGCGTCTAATATAGATCAACCATTCACTAACATCACCTCTTCAGGAGATATAAGCGCTAGTGGCTTATTATATATTTCTATGTCTGAAGATACTGCAGGTGACTATAATCCTGTTGTAGTATACGACGTTGATACAGGTAGATTATATTACACTGGAAGTTATGGAAGTGGTAACGGTGTAGCCTTTCCATATTCAGGTTCTGACGATTTATATGGTACCCCCGCTCAAGCAATGATTACAGGTTCACTATATTTAAGCGGATCTGGACATATTACAGCAAGTGGGAACGTAGATATTTTTGGTGATTTAAATGTTCAAGGTAATTTTTCTATACCAGGTTATAATAATGTACAAAACACATTAGATGGGTTAGTAGCAGGAGGTGATAACTTAGGTACCCACACTGCATCCAAAGACCTCAATATGGATGGGTATAACATATATAGTTCAAGTGTATTTATATTTGACGCTAACAACCCTGAACCCCCAGCAGTAGCAGGCGGTATGTTTTACTCTGCCTCAAACGATTTCTATCTTGGATTTGCTTAATATGTATATGAGAAAAACAGTTTTAAAATGAATTTTGCAAAATTAAGAAAAAAAGCCCAAGAAACCCCCAATACGCTGGGGTTAACCAAAGAAGAATGCACTGTACTATTAAATCTAATAGGCGATAGTAATATAAAAGTTAGAAATATCCAACAAGTATATGATTTAGTATACAAAATGCAAGAATTTATCCAAAAGGAACAAACATAATAACACATGGCAAACTGGAAAAAAGTAATAGTATCAGGTAGTGTTGCTGAATTAGCAGCCATAACCGCATCTTCATATACAGGTTCATTCACAGGTGATGGTTCTGGATTAACAGGAGTAGCTGGTTCTTTCCCAACAGTACATTTACCTACAGTTGATGTGGATGATGCTACCCAATTTTTTGTATATGACGGTGGTTCTAAATTTATTTCCGGTTCTCAGCTTCAAGATTATATCTACACCGATATTACAGGTGATATTACTGTTACAGCAGATGGTGTTGCTTCATTAACTGGTGGGGCGGCCGCTACTGCTTCTCTTGCACTTTCTGCCTCTACAGTTTTCGTCACACAACACAGTTCTACTCCAGATCCACTTTATCTTTTAGGAGTTAGCGGTGATGGAAATGATAAAACTCTTTATAGTACAAATGAAAGTGGCCGTTCTATATTTTTTGATCATTCTGATTCTACCCTTGTTGTTTCTGACAACCTAAAAATAGGTGATGGTTCTCCAGCTATAGCCTCCATTTCTTCAAGCGCTACTACATTTGACTTATTAAACAAAGGCGTTACTACTCTTAATTTTGGTGGTGAGGCTACTGCTGTTAATATAGGTAATCCTACCAGTACTACAACCATTGCAGACGATTTAAGAGTTGTAGGTGACTTAATAGTAAATGGCAACACAGTTCAATTAGAAGTAACCAACTTAAACGTTGATGACCAGTTTATTCTTTTAAACAGTCACTCAGCAGCCACAGCTACCCCCTTAGACGGCGGTATTATAGTACAAACCAGTGGTAGTACAAGTGATGGTGCTTTAGGTACCGCTCTTTACTATGATACTAACGATAATAGGTGGGCTTTAAAACAATCTAGCTCCGCTGCCTGGGATTCTACATCCATAGTAGTTGCTGATCAATATGTTGTTTCAGTATCTAGCTCGGCGGTTGCTCCTACAGGTATTCCTAGTAATTTTGGCAACAATGATGCGTCAAGATACGGTATGATGTATGTAGATACTAGTGACACTACCAATGGGGGCCTATATATCTATTTGCCCTAATTAGTTTATTATATGTATATATGGTAAATTGGTTTTATGGGAATTATAAAAAATCCACTTAATATTGTAACAGATAATTTGTACGCATATTACGATGCGGCAAATCCTATTTCTTACCGAAGTGAAGGAGACTCAACAGACCTTAGATCTCTTTATAGTATAATTGAACCATTAACCATTTTTAAAAGAATCACTCAAACATCTACTGATCCTTTAAACTATTCATCCGACTATAAAGGTTACATCAATTTTATCAGTCCTGTTGTTCTTAATGCAAACAACAAATTATTTACTAATTTCGATCGAACAGGTACCTGTTTTAGCTGGTTTGTTAGATTTACTTCTTATCCTACTATAACATTATCAGGTTTTAACTACCCTACATTTTTCCTTATAGGAAATGGTATTACTATACAAAGTTCAAATAATTTTGAATTTAGATTGGGTAAAAATGGTTCTCAAATTACATTAGAACTAGAATCAGTATTTTTTTCTAATTTTGGACTCCAAAATGGTAATATTCCTTTAGATTACGCTGGTCAACACGGTAACGATAATAATACTAGAGAATTTATAGTAGACATCACAGATTATTTTACTTTAAACGAGTGGATGATGATAACCTTAAATATGGAATATTACAATGTATTTCCTAATGAATATGATAATTTCTGGAAAATATATATAAACGATACTCTTGTAGGAGAAGAACCGTCTAGTTGGGCTCCTATTAGATTTATTAACGTTTCTAATAACAGACATGTATTTAATGATTCATATAACGATATAGACATATCTACTATGATGTCCTATAACACAACACTTTCAGACGCACAAATAGCACAAAATTACAATGCTTTAAAACATAGATTTAATTTATAAAAAATGGTTAACATAAAATTAGACCCCCAAGAAGCGCAATTTATAGTTGCAGCTATCCACAATTCCCAAATTATGGGAAAAAACGCCCACCTAGTATCAGGTATATTGCAAAAAATTGAAAGTAAGTTAGAAAATATCGTCCCCGTTCAGGGAGAATAATATTTATATCTAGCTATTATTGGCCCGAAAGGGAAGTAGGCAGCAACGTTGCTGTATCTAACCGTAGTAGTAGAAAGTAATGCCGAACTGGAAAAAAGTCATCATATCGGGCAGTGACGCCCCTGTAAGTGCTATAACAGCTAGTGTTGTTCCCGAAATTGGGGAAAGCGCAATTAATCTGTTAGCAATCCGGTCTACAGGCGAAGTTGTTCAAATACAACAACAAGATCTACTACAAGCAGGTAACGACAATTTAGGTGACCACACTGCATCTGCAGCCGCTGGTCTTAATATGAATGGTTTACCCATTTATAGCGCTAGTCAATTAGATATTAAATCTAGTGGTGCACAAAGTTTTATAAAGTTTGATCCTGTAGGAAATGGTACTAGTCATAGTGGTATAATACAATTACAACCAAATGCTTCAACTCAAGGTCCTGAAATAACACTACAAAGTTTATCGGGTGCTAATCGTGATATATTTTTATCAGCAGGAGGTCAAGACTACCTTCACCTCAACCATACTACAAATAAACGACTTTATATTAACCCCGATGGTCTTGATATTGACTTTGTAGCAGAAGGAAATAATGATGATTCTTTATTATTTGTAAATGCCGGTACTGATAGAGTAGGAATAGGATATAATTCCCCTTCCCAAAAATTAAGTGTAGATGGTGGAATTTATGCCAATGGTAATATTACAGGAAGTAATATAAGTGCCAGTGGTCTTTTATTTGCATCAGCTTCAACCCCCTTAGTCTCTAGCGATTCAATTCTTGCGGTAGTGTACGATACAGGTTCTGGCCAGTTTTATTACACTGGTTCTTATGGAACACAAGATCCTACATTCCCTTTTGAAGGCGACGCAGTAATCTCAGGTAGTTTAACCATTACAGGCAGTAGAGCAGACGGTACTATATTCGAAGTTTACGGTGAAAGTACTCCGATTTTTGAAATTATCGATTCATACGATACACTTTTCCAAATTAACGATGTATCTGGAATTTCTAGACTTAAAGTTGACGGCAGTGGTCACACATCAGCTAGCCGAGACGTTGTAGTAGGCGAAAACCTATACATTAAAAATATTTCAAATATTGGTGCAACCGCTGGCGATATTCTTGTGGCAGGTTCTGACGGTAAAATATATTATACCGCTAGCGTAGGTGGTGGTGGCGGTGGTGACTCAAACCAAAACGCATTTAGCACTGCGTCTTTCGGTTCTGCGGGCGAATTAATAGCGTCTTCACCAACTTCATCTTTTGAATTTGCGTTTGAAGGTATTAGTGGTTCAATTGAAAACAATGCTTTAAAATTAACTAGCCATAAATCCTTTGTATACACATTTAGCTCTAGTACGAATACTGGTGCGTACCCTTCTTTAGGTGAAATTATAGAAGTAGAGGGAGGCCCAGGAACTCGTTATCTGCGTATTGCTACTAAATCGTTAGACGGAGTAGATATATTCCCTGACGATACAGATATAGACGATTACCTATACAGAGATGTTGGTTCACACATAAATTTGACTTCAACTAGTTCTCAACATTTTGTACAATATTTTGTAAGTATAAATTCAACTGTTCAAGGTACTTTAGACGCTGGTTATTTACAATATAATGTTGACCCTAGGGATGCTATCAGCAATATTAATGTAGGTGAATTACAACACACTGATCTTACAGATCAAGTAGTTGAATTTAGGTGGGATAAGTCAGCAGCAGTAGGAAATATATACGGTACTGAAACTAGTACTGGTACTATAGCTAAATCATTTGTAAACGCACTTTATGGTATCAAATCAGACAATATACTAGATACTAGATATGTTAATAATGTAGCATTAGCAGATTATACCCCATACCCCTCATCCTCTCTCACAGAAGAAATATACCTTCTCCCAGTAATCCCCTCATCCTCCAAACCACTTATAGCTGCTTTAACTGCATCTGGTAATATAACAGCAAGCGGCACAGTATACGCTAATGGCGTTCAAATAGGAACCAGTGGTTCTAACAGTAATGGTCATTTAACTATATGGAGAAACAGCGTTGATAAACAGGCTGTAATAGCTTTCCCCCAATTCGGTGATACACAAAACGACCCAGGAATGATTCGCCACTATAATTCAGGCGATACTGGTATTATGGAATTCAGTGTTTCCGACCAAGATGGGAGTAATGATAAGTTTGTATTTGGGCACGGTGGATATACAGAAACAGCAGTTACCCCCGCCCTTACTATAACAGCAGATGGAAATATTAGTGCTAGCGGCGATGTTAATACGATATCCGCAATAACAGGCGCTTTTGGTTTAATTGACGGAGGATCATTCTAATGGCAACAGTAAGAACACCATATAAATGGAACACAGCAAATTTTGCATGGAACGATAATCCCTATACTTGGGATGACGTTGCATTAGTAGAAGAAATTGTTGACGAGGTTGTAGAAGAAGCCCGCCGTAGAGGTGGGATGGTTGACGACGATTACGTACATCCTCTATTTAAAGACGAAAAAAAGAAAAAACGCTTAATAAAACTAATATACAAAACCCAAGGTAAAGTACTTAAAGAAGAAAAGGAAATCAAAGAAATTAAAGTTACAGTTAAAGACGTTAAAATCCTTGCGAAAGAAGTACTAGGTATTAACGTAAAAATACTCTAAGATATGTACAAATTATACACAGACAAACAAGAATTATTTGAATGCGACATTCAACTTGAAGGAGCATCGTTAACTGACTCTAAGGCTCGCTTAGTTATCGAGACCGAAGATTTAGCTTTGCTTTTTAAAGGTAACATCGATAGTAAAGGAAAATGCCAAATCCCTGTTAAGCGCCTTAAGGGCCTTTTAGGTGAAAACGTTAAAGGAACAATTAAACTCGAAGTTATTGCTGAAGACACTTATTTTACCCCTTGGGAATCAGATTTTGAAGTTGAAGCGTCTAAAAAAGTTCAAGTAGAAGTTAAGTCGCAAACTAAAGAAGTTATTAAAGAATCTAAACCGTCTGTAAAAGTTAAAAATGTTAACGAAGTTACAAACAAAGAAAAAGATCACGTATTAAACATTCTCAAATTATTGATTAAAGAAGATATTAATTTAAGTAATGTATCTTTTAGAAAAAATAAACTAAATCACATTGTTGCTACTTATCTAGAAAAGCATCCTATTAACGAAGTTCAAAAAGACAAAATTGTTAATGGTGTAATAAGTGGACTTTCAAAATTAAAATAATAAATTATGGCCCTTCCGGATTTAACAGGTCAAAATATAGAAGATACGTACCAGCGATTATTGCAAAAATCCGGTAGTGGCGATATTACAGATGGCACAGGTTCACTATTTATCCCCAAATCAGCAGTTACTGCTTCTTTCATAGGATCTATAGATGGAGGATCATTTTAAACATATGTATATACAATGGCAACAGTAATTAAATTAAAAAGCGGTACTCAAAATTCAGTTCCTTCGTCTTTACAACAAGGCGAATTTGCTATTAACGTTGACAATGGTAATTTATATTATGGTAGTGGTTCAGACAATGACGTAAAACAAAATATATCACTCCAAACCCTTCGTATTTCTGGTAGCCAAACAGATAATACTGATGTTGCTGCTGATACTCCTATTATAGGAGAAAATATGAACTCGGGTATTGAAAGTGGTGTTGTTTTAATCACAGGTTCATTTGATGGTTCAGGTGAATGGGATGTAAACTTATTTAAAACACCTATAACAAACCATTCTGTTGATTTTAATGCTAGTTATAAATTTACTTTATCAGATGGAACAATTGATCGTGGAGAAGCTATAGGGAATATAGGATGGGATCCGGATTCTTCCGATTTTACCACAGATGAATCTACTTCAGTTCAAGGTAGTTCATTTATACCACAAACCGCTGACGTACCTTATCAGCGTGTACTTTTAATAAACTCCCTCACTACTGCGTTCTTTGGTTTATCTTACAGTAATTTCCAACTCCACGGACCTACTAGTGATTATGCTATATTCAAATGGATTACAGGATCTAATTTAGACACATCAGATTTAAGTAATGCTGAGTATGAAGTAGTTGTTAACTATAAAGCCTACAAATTTTAAAAAATGTTAATAAGTAATCTAATATTTGTATCAGGGTCAGATCCAACAGGTTCACTAAAATTTTATAGTGGAGATGATGTATTAGCTTTAGGTCCTACTAAAAATAATTCGTTAGAAACTAAACTATATAGAGCAGGTTCAAATCCAGTTAGTCTATTGTTTATAACATCGTCTGGTAATGATTCTAAAATAGGTATAAATACTAGAGATCCTAAATCATTTTTGGACGTTAGAGGTAATACGAGCACCGAACCTGCTGATATAGTTTTAAGAACAGCAAAACCTTCAGATGCCAAAATTTCAGCAGGAGATGAAACAGGTAGAATTTCATTTGTAATAGAATCATCTTCATTTACTAATGGTAAAACTAAAACTCAATTTATTAGAAGCGGTAGTTCGGCAGAAATATTTTCAAGAGTTATTGATGAAAACTTGAACGTTGCATATGGTAGTTTAATTTTTTCAGTTAATAGTTCGGACTCCCCACTAGAACCTAAAGAAGCTTTAACAATTGGACAAGGATCTATAGGAGGCTATAGTGGTGTAGGGTTAATAATATCGGGTAATATAGAAATATCTAATGATGTTCCTATAATCACCCTAAAAGATACAACTACGGGTAACATAAACGCTCGTTTAGGTGCCCCTAATAATATAAACTCTGATTGGTGCAATTTACTTTTAAACAATGCCGGAACTACTAAAATCCAATTAATAGGCCAAGATGGCAGTATCAGCAGCAGTGGAGATCTTACCGCTAATAATGGTTCATTCTCAGGAGATCTCACAGTTGAAGGTGATATTATAGCCCAAAATTATATAGTTTCATCTTCAGTCACTTATATGACACAGTCGTTCTCTAGTGGTTCGACAATTTTTGGAGATACATTAGACGACACCCACCAATTTACAGGTAGTGTTGATATAACAGGTTCGTTAACTGCCGCAGGTATAAACTACCCAACAACCGACGGTGATAATGGCGATACATTAATAACAGACGGTGCTGGCAATTTATCATTTACTAGAACAACAGTATATGCCAATGTTAAAAACGTCTCTGGAGGAGAATTAATAAAAGGATACCCAGTCCACGTTACTGGTACCGCAGGTAACACTAGTGAAGTTATAGCAGCATCCGCTTCAAATGCAGCTACAATGCCTGCTCACTTTATTCTAAATGAAACATTAGCAGATGATGCTGAAGGATTAGCAATTGCTGTTGGATACATTAATGGAGTTAACACCATTGGCTTTAATGAAGGTGATACTGTTTATGTAGCAGCGGATGGTGGTTATACAAATGTTAAACCAACAGGATCTAATTTAATTCAAAACTTAGGTATAGTAGATAAAGTAGCAGAAAATGGATCTGGTTTTATTTTAGGTGCTGGTAGATCAAACGACGTACCAAATTTATTAGACAATCAAATATTTTTTGGTTCAGGAAGTAATCAAAGCCACCAAATTCATATTTCAGGGGCCCTTGATACTACCACAGTAAATAATATTACAGCAGACGGTACAATTCGCGCAAGAGTAAAGTCCTTCGATATTCCCCACCCAACACGTAAAGGTAAACGATTAGTTTATGGTGCGCTTGAGGGACCTGAACATGGAATTTACTGCCGTGGGGAATCAAAAGAATTAAAAGCAAAATTACCTCCTGAATGGAGAGCAATGATAGATAAAAAAGGCATCACTGTTCAAATTACCCCTATTGGTGATTGGCAGCCTTTATATTTTAAAAAATTAGAAAGCAATTGGTTATATTTTGGATGTGGCGATAATAGAGAAAACGTCCATTTTTACTGGGAAATAAAAGGTGAAAGAACTGACGTTCCTAGTCTCGAAACAGTACAATAACATATGTATAACCAGTGCCAATATACGCAAGAGATATAATCATAACACCTGCTAGTGGATCCATTATATTTAGTGGATCCGCAAACGGTGGCTTATCGTCTTCTTTAATTGTAGACGACAGTGGTAGTTTAACCATTAATATAGTTGAAAATGGTAATCTTTCAATTAACGGAATGATATTGGCTACTGCCTCTAAAATAGACATCACAGGATCTATAGTAGTAACAGGCAGTGTAAACACAGACGATTTAACAGTTAATAATATATTTACACTTAATGGAAGTCTTGATTTAGGGAACTTCTAATATGTATATTTGAAAATAATAACACAATATGGCTCAAGTAATTAAAATTAAAAGAGGTGGTATAGAAAGTTTAGTAGCTTCTACACCTACTTTACAACAAGGTGAATTGTTGCTTGCAACAGGTTCAGTAAACGGTTTAGGAGCAACGTTTTTTGTAGCTTCTGCTTCAAATAGCCCTTCACTTCCTTATGCAAAAGTAGAAAGCATTTCAGACGGTCCTGCACTAGCGTCATCGTTAGATGGCAATTTTGAAGGATTACTTATTCACTCTTCAAGTGATAATAAACTTTATAGATATAATGGTACTGCATTTGTAGAATTACCAATTGCCGCAGGTAGCTTTGTAGGTACATTACCTGTCTCTAATGGAGGTACAAATGCAACATCATTTGCTGACAAAGCAGTTATTATTTCACAAGATTCCGGAACTGATACGTTATCTGCTTTAGCACTAACAACCTCAGGCCAATTAGTCATTGGTGGCGCCAGTGGTCCTGCTGCAGCTACATTAACTGAAGGCACAGGTCTTACTATTACTAACGGTGATGGCTCAATAACAATAGCTACTAACGACGGTGAAATCGACCACGATTCGTTACTTAACTTTAGCGCAGACGAACACTTCACCCAAGCTAATATTACTACAGTAGGCACAGTTACTTCAGGTGATGTAAGTGCTATATTACCTTCTGGCACAGTTTCAGGTTCCTCTCAAACAGTAGCTAATTTAGATGGGCAAGATGTTACTGTAAGTAGTTTAACTGTAGAAAATTCATTTACTGGGTTTCAATTAAAAAATGGTTCAGGAACTGCTACATATGTTAAATTTTCTCCTACGACTGGTCTAGAAATAGATTTAGGAGGATATGGAAATAGTATAAGTGCTAGCCAAGATATTAAAACTCATGGTGATTTTATAGGTGCAAATACCCATATAAGACTTACTGCCCCTGATGGAGGTGGTAGTGGATTATACTTAAGTAGTAGTGGGGAGTTATCTACAGGAAATTTTAAATTATCATTAGGAGATATAGAAGGAGAAGGTAACTCTACAACCCTTATAGTAGATGATATTAATGAACAAATTTCACTAAGCAAAACCTTAAGTGTAACAGGCAATATAACAGTTACGGGAACTGTAGATGGTGTAGATATAGCTTCATTAGAAAATAGTGTACAAGCTAATGATACTGAAATCGCTAACTTAACTGCTGCAACAAGCTCGTATAGTACTGCAACCGGTGTTGAAAACAACGCCGATGTAACTGACTTTACTAATGTTCAAGCTGCAGGCGCTTTGATGGATTCAGAAGTTACATCATTGTCATTAATTAAAGGACTCACGGCAGCACAAATTAGTGGTGCCTTTGATTCTGTAAGCGCTTCACTTGCTTCAAATATTCCTACAAACAATAACCAATTAACTAATGGTGCTGGATATATTACAGATTACACTGTAACTAGTGGCGATGTAACAGCTCACGTAGGCGATATTGATCATGATTCGTTACTTAACTTTAGCGCAGACGAACACTTTACCCAGGCAAATATCACAACAGTTGGAACTGTTACTTCAGGTGATGTAAGTGCTATATTACCTACAGGTACCGTTTCTGGTTCTGAACAAGTTGAAGACATTGTTGGTGGTATGCTTACAGGTAATACTGAAACACTTATTACAGTAACATATCAAGATGGGGACGGAACTATTGATTTTGTAGTTGACAATGACTTATCAAACTACTCAAATGCTTCTACTAACTTTATTACAACTGGTGCTTCAGTTGGTGGTGATTTAACTGGAACAATTGCTTCAGCTACAGTAACTAAAATACAAAACACATCTATTACTTCAACCCAAGCTGGTTATTTAGCAACATTAGACCAATCAGTATCATCAAGTGCGTCTCCCACATTCGCCGGATTAACAGTTACAGGCGACGTTTCGGTCCAAGGTTCATTAACAACAGTTAACTCAAACGAAGTTAATTTAGGTGATAGAATTATTACCCTTAACACTGCAGATGGAGCAGGTGACGCTGGTATCCAAGTTCACGATACTAACACAGCTGAAACAGGTTCGTTACTTTGGGACACTGATGGCAATTACTGGAAAGTAGGTGTTGTAGGTGGTACTGATTACCGTTTAGCAGAATGGGATGGCGAAACTGCAGGTGGTGGTGATTTCATTCACACTGATTCTAACGGCAGAATAAACGCAATTAATACTACAACAGACGGCGATTTATTAATCTCCGATGGTGACGGTACATTCACAGTTACTAACGTAATTGACGGCGGTACTTATTAAAAAAATATATATACTTTTTTGTAAAGAGTCTCGTTTTTTCGAGGCTCTTTACTATTTATATTCACAGTATATACTGTTAACTCAAAAATAGACCATATATATGGCACAAGTAGTAAAACTAAAACGCAGTTCAACTGCAGGTAATGCTCCCACATCGGGGCAGATGGTAGCCGGAGAATTGGCTATGAATACCGCTGACGGTAAACTATTTTTAAGAGACGATTCAGATGTACGTCCTATAATAACTGTCGATAATGAAGTTACTGGTAGTATAAACTTAATAGGTAATATAACAGCCTCGGGAATTATAAGTGCAAGTGGTAATATATATGGAGGATTAAGTCTTACTCTTGATAATAAGATTGTCTTAAACCGAGCGGGAGGTTCTGGTTTATTAGATGTAGGCCCAGACTCGGATTTTACTACTATTCGATATGGTAAAAATGGCAACCCTAATCATGATTTCAAAGGTAATATTACAGCTTCAAGTAATATTAGCTCGAGTGGAACAAGCGATAATTTCTTTGGAGGTAGATTAGTACTAGATAACTCAAAATATGTTGCTAGTACTGTAGGAGGTACTACACGAAACATCCTTGGTATAGATGGATCTTTTGTTACTCAAGTAGCTAGTAGTAACCTTGCAACTAATATAAAAGGAACCTCTATAACAGCATCTAATAATACTTTAATACAAGGCACTCTAGCAATTGATGGTATCGCAGACGTATCAGCCTCTATCGCATCCGCAGGAGGAGGTGGAGCTGTTGCCACTTATACAAATGGTTCTGACAACAGAATTATAACATCTACAGGTACAGATGGCATTAATGGTGAAGCTAATTTAACATTTGATGGCACTTCTTTAACCTTAACAGGTAATATTACAGCCTCAGGTAATGTAAGTGCAAGTGGTACTATAGTAGGCTCAAACCTTTCAGGCACAAACACAGGCGACCAAGACCTATCATCTTATATTCAGAACTCTCAAACAAGCTCTATGAGTGTTGCTACTGCTTCTTATGTAGCAGGTGCTAATGTTGATGGAGCCGTTTCATTAGCAACAGTTGCTACCACAGCTATAGCAGCTGCTTCAGCTACAAATGCTACAAATGCTACAAACGCTTCTTATGTTAATGTTGCTTCTATTACAGCTGATACAGAATATGGAGTTGTATTTAGAGATGGCTCCTCACCAGGAAATCAACAATTATATGCTGATTCTGAAGAAGATACACCATCTTGGAACCCATCAACAAATGTGTTTACAACCCCTAACTTAGTAGCTACTACAATAAGCTCAAGTGGAACAAGCGACAATTTCTTTGGAGGTAGATTAGTACTAGATAACTCAAAATATGTTGCTGGTACTGAAACAGGAGGTACTACACGAAACATCCTTAGTATAGATGGTTCTAATATTACTCAAGTAGCTAATGGCAACCTTGCAACTAACATTAAAGGTACCTCAATCAGTATAGATAATGCTCTTACTGTAGACACTGGTAATATTACAGTAACTAATGGTAATGTTCATTTAGATACAAATAATACTCAAATCACAGGTAAGTTAACTGGAGGGACTGAAGGAGATTTAATTGGAATAAATGCTAGTGATTCTGTAGTAGTTGGAAACACTACAGCAGATAGTATTACTTTAGTAGGAAACACAGAACTTCAAGGTAATTTAAATATTTCACAAACTACAAACAGCAATGTGATAATTACAGGTAGTATAACTCACAAATTTCCTGATGCTACCTACACATATCAAGGTGAATTATCTCCTTTAGCAGGAACCTTATTAACAGCAGGTGAAGTTTACCACTACTCAGGTAGTGGTTGGATTGTTGCTGACGCAAGTGACGATACCGCCACAAAACACTTAGGAGTAGCAGTGTCTGCTACTGAAGTAATGATTAGAGGATATATTAGAAATACGGTATATGCCGGATTAGGAACAGGTAACGTACTTTACCTTTCTACTACAGCAGGAGACGTAACTATAACACCACCTTCTACAGCAGGAGAATACGTTCGAGTTTTAGGGTATTGTGTAGAGGGTACTACTCGAGTAATTTATTTTAACCCATCCCAAGACTGGATAGAATTATAATAATCATGCCTAAATTTAGTGGAATAGACGCATCTTTAATTGCCGCTTTTAGCGGAAAAAGCTTTGTTGAAGGCGGTGGTGGAGGTGTCACGCTACCTTCTGAAACTGACACTGGTGTAATATATTTTGAAGCAGGAGGATTTAATGATAGTATTATTGATGCTGATGAAATATTTAGTAGTGCCTCAATTTCTTTATACAAAGCCCAAATATTTGACAGAACCGATATTGTTTCAATAAAAGCTAATCCCTATCATATATTTGCTCTTTCGTCCACTGGAGCATTGTATTCTGCAGGATCAACTAATACTACTAGTATGGGGAGAAGCACAACAGGTACAGGAAATGAAACGTACAACTTTGTAGAAACCCTAACCTCAGTAGACAAATTTGCCCCCCACGCTAATGGATGTTTTGCTATCAAAACAGATGGAACTTTGTGGTGGTGCGGGAGTATTAGCAATTATGCTCAAGCAGCTAATATTTCAAACCAATCAGTAAATTATGCATATGGTTCATGGCTACAATTCGGTACTGACACAGATTGGAAAGATATATTTATTTTCCCATCATACCCATATACAGCATTTGCAGTAAAAGGGGGGATAGGCTCTGAATATCTTTATAGCTGTGGATATAATCAATATGGTAGAACAGGATTAGGTCTTAGCTCGGGAATAACATTGGGTTGGACTAGAGTAAAATCAGATGCTTCTACAGACTGGACAGAAACTATAGATTGGGTGCATTCTAGTTATTATGGTGTTACTATAATTACTAAAAGTGGGAAATTATTTTGTATGGGTGATGGTCAATACCATGGGTGTGGGCAGGGAGGTACTACAGATCAATTATACCCAATACAAGTAGGAACTGATACTGATTGGGTTAAATCTTACGACGTAGGCCAAGCGGGGGCGTTTGCTATAAAATCAACAGGAGAAATCTATTCCTCTATTAGTAATACTGGTTACTATGAAATCCGTCCTTCTATCGCTGACAGAACATTTAGGCAATGTGGCACGGGCTCAGATTATGAAGATATTAGAGTACAAGATACTATAAATGGATCAGGTGCTGAAGTAATTTTTAAAAAATCTACTGATGGAAATTGGTACTTTAATGCTAATCAAACTTTTTATTGTTTAGGAGGCGCAAACCCTGCAACTGATGGGGCCGACAATTGGATAACAATAAATGAAGTACTTCAAGGAAACGATATGACAAGAACTGGTTCTATAGAAGATATCTTAATTACTTTTAAAAACAACAACCAAGTCCAAGGAGAAATTATTACATTTGTAATCTCAGGAAGCGCATGATATACTCAGTAACACTTACAACAGAAAACGAATTCAACCAAACATGGAGTCATCCTTCATGTCCAAATTTAGGATGGACTTTTATTGAAGAAACATTTGAAGATTGCCTTCAAGAAGACGGAACATACGTTGCTACTTACGATACGTTAGTAATTCCTGAAGGTGAAACAATGTGTTTTACATACCTAACAGATTCTGGTGAAACTACATACCATTTAGGTCCTGGAGAATACGGAATTAAACCCGAATAATTTGGGGTTTTCAAAATATTTACATACGTATATGCAAACCATTAAAAATAAAAGTTATGGCAGACACAGTAAAATTCACTGAAGAAGAATTAAACGAAATTAAAGACCTCCAAAAACTATTCAACACAGTTGTTTACCAAGCAGGTCAAACTTACCTCGAAAATTTAGCTCTTAGAAAGAAAAAAGAACAAGTTTCTAGCAATTTCGATGAAGTAAAAAGACGCGAACAAGAAATCGTATCTAAGCTCACTACTACCTACGGACAAGGAAAAATTAACCTAGAAACCGGTGAGTTTACTCCAGTTTCAACTACCGAGGAAGAAGCAGAAGATTAAGCACTCGGTTTAGAAACCTTTCTTATATTTATGGGGGACCAACTATGGGTTCCCCATATTTGTTTACACAAGACAATAAAAATATAGGAAATGGCAACAGAAACAATCTTATCTCCCGGAGTTCTTTTACAAGAAACCGATAAATCCTTTATCACACCTGGGGTTGATCCATCAGGAATGGCAATCATTGGCCCTACTGCAAGAGGACCAGTTAATATCCCCTTACAAATCAACAATTACAGTGATTTTAAAGAAATTTTCGGTACTACATTCCAAAATGACACGCAAAGAGAAGAATATTTTACACACCTTGCAGTAAAAAATTACTTTGCAAACGGGGGAGCAAGCGCTCTTGTAACTAGAGTAGTATCTGGTTCATTTACTTCAGCCGCTAATACTCACATCACATCTTCAAAAGGTGGGCAACCTGGCAGATTAACCTCAACACAAACTACAGCTTCTGATTCATCAGGAACTTGGAATTCTCTTGCTGATGGTACACCATCTTCCATAAACACTTATTCCGACATAGCTTTAAGTGGTGGTAGTGGCACAGGAGGAAAAGTTAGTGTTACAATATCAGCTTCATTATTAACTAATTTAACTTTAAGTTTAGGTGCAAATTATGAATTAAATGACGTATTAGAATTTGCTGGAACTAGTGTTGATGGTGGTGGTACTCACACTTTAGAACCATTAACTGTCAATAACCTTATTAATAACCAACCATTTACTTTAGTAACTATTGGTCAAGGTACCGTATTTAACCAAAGCGTTGGTATTGCTACTACTGCATCTGAATACGCTAACGGTGCTTTTGAGACAGGTTCTAAAGATAACATTAAGTGGGAAATTAAAGATATAAATAATGCCCAAGGTACATTTACTCTTATTATTAGAAGAGGCGATGATACACCTGCAGCTCCTATTGTTCTTGAAACATTTACTGAATGTTCGCTCGACCCACTATCAGAAAATTATATCGCTAAAAGAGTAGGCGACCAAACACAAGCAGCAGAGTTAGACAGCGAAACTGGAGATTATTTAGTTACTACCACAGGTGAATTCCCCAACAAATCTAAATACGTTCGTGTATCTAACGTTCAGTATCCCACATACAAGTATATCACAAACGAAGGAGTTGTTGGGGTTGATAGTGACAGCGTATCTTACTCAGGTTCATTACCCCTACCACGATCTGGTGGTTTTTATGGAGCTATAGGAGACTTATTAAGCACTACAGCTGCCGATAATAGATTCGGATCAGCTTCAGGAACAAGCGTTGATAATATTCAAGGTTTAAGTACCTCTTCTTACGACATAGCAATTTCACTTCTTAAAAACAAAGACGAATACAAATTCAAAACACTTGTTATCCCTGGACTTAACCAAGATACCCACGCAACCACAATCAACACTGTAATTGAAAACACTACAGCACGTGGTGATAGCTTCTTTGTTACAGACATGGAAGTTTGGGGTGAATCAGTGGCAAACGTAGTTGACGAAGCTGGAGATATCGATTCTTCATTCGCTGCTACTTACTGGCCTTGGGTTCAAGTTAGAAGTACCGAATTAGCTAGAAATATTTGGTGCCCCGCTTCAACTATTATTCCTGGTGTTTATTCTAAAAATGACAGCATAGGAGCGCCTTGGTTTGCACCTGCTGGTGAAATTAGAGGTAAATTAGGTAGATTAGTAACTGGAGTAGAAAAGAAATTAAGCAAAGGAAGTCGCGATACATTATACGGTAATAAAGTTAACCCAATCGCAACTTTCCCCAATAGTGGTGCTATAATATTCGGTCAGAAAACATTACAAAACGCTAAGAGCGCTCTTGATAGAGTAAACGTTCGCAGAATGTTACTTGATGTTAAAGATACAATCGGTACATTTGCTGATAATATTGTATTTGAACAAAACACAGCTGCAACTCGCGATCGTTTTATAAGACAAGCTACTCCATATCTTGAAAGCTTAGTACAAAGACAGGGTCTTTATGCATTCCAGGTTAAAATGGACGGTCAAAATAACACACCTGATGTTATTGACGAAAATAAACTCGTTGGTCAAGTATTTTTACAACCAACTAAAACAGCAGAATTCATTGTAATTGACTTCACTCTAACAAGAACTGGAGCTTCATTTACAGATTAATTATAGAACTATACAAAATAAAATAAAATGGCAACAGAAACAATTTTATCACCTGGTGTATTACTCCAAGAAATAGATAAATCATTTATCACTCCTGGAGTTGACCCTTCTGGGTTAGCAATTATTGGACCTACAGCTAAAGGTCCGGTTGAAATCCCTACTTATATTAGAGATTACAACACTTTTAAAGAAGTATATGGAACTACATTAGAATCAGCATCTAATGCTTATGAATATTATACTAGTTTAGCTGTAAAGAATTACTTCCAAAATGGTGGTTCTAACTGTCTAGTAACTAGAGTAGTTAGGGATGCTAGCAGCTGGACTCCCGCCTCAAGCAGCAGAATAGCTCCTAGAGATGCTGCAGATACTGCTGGTGATGGACCATTTACTTTAGAAACCTTAAGTAAAGGTACTTTAATGAATAGCTCAGGATCTGAATATTCTAACGGTGCTTTAGAAAATGGATCTAAAGATAACATAAGATGGGAAGTTAAAGATATAAACACAGCACAAGGTACATTTACTCTTATTATTAGAAGAGGTGACGACACTACTGCTAAACCAATAGTTGTTGAAACATTTACCGAATGTTCACTTGATCCACTTTCTGAAAACTATATTTCTCGTAGAGTAGGCGATCAATACTATAGCAAAGATGAAACTGATCCTGACAATATACTAGTTACTATTAATGGTGAATTTCCTAACAAATCCAGATACGTTAGAGTTTCTGCTGTAAGTTCTTCACTATACCAATATATTGATAATGGTGGTTCAGTCCAAGCTGGATATGCTGACAAGTTACCTAACAGCGGAAGTGGTATATTTGATGGTGGTACTGGTGGCAATTTAGATGGTGCCCCATTATTTGGTGAAAATGGTGTTGCAGACAACGCTATTCAAGGCCTCCAAGAAGACGATTACGATGACGCTATCAACATCCTAAAAAACAAGGATGAATACAGATTCAAAACCCTAGTTGCTCCTGGTTTAACACAGGAATTAGCAAGCGATAAAGTATCAACTATAATTGAAAACACTACTGCACGTGGCGATAGCTTCTACGTAGTTGACTTGGTAGATTATGGTAAAACTACCGCAAATGTAACCACAGAAGCAGGTGAATTAGATACTTCATTCGCAGCTTCTTACTGGCCTTGGGTACTTGTTAGAAGCACTGAATTAGGTAGAAACGTATGGTGCCCAGCTTCAACAGTAATTCCAGGTGTATACTCTAAAAACGACAGCATTGCAGCTCCTTGGTTCGCACCTGCTGGTTTGACTAGAGGTGGTATTACCAACGTTACTAGAGTAGAAAAGAAACTCAGCAAAGCAGTTAGAGATACTTTATACTCAAACAAAGTTAACCCACTTGCTACTTTCCCAGGACAAGGTATCGTAGTATTCGGCCAGAAAACACTACAAAACGCTAAGAGTGCTCTTGACAGAGTAAACGTTCGCAGAATGTTACTTGACGTTAAAGACACTATCAACGGATTCGCTAGAAGTATCTTGTTTGAACAGAATACCGAAGCAACTCGCGAACGCTTTGTAAGATTAGCTACTCCATACCTTGAAAGCTTGGTACAGAGACAAGGCCTCTACGCTTTCCAAGTCAAGATGGATGGCCAAAATAACACACCGGATGTTATTGACGAAAACAAATTGGTAGGACAGGTGTTCTTACAACCAACAAAGACCGCAGAATTTATCGTTCTCGACTTTACTTTAACACCAACCGGAGCCTCCTTCACAGATTAATATATGTATTAATAACCAACAACACTAAAAATAAAATAAAATGGCAATTTTAGATAATTCAGAGTTAGGCACAATCGGTATGTTCTACAAGACATACGAGCCAAAAACTAAAAACAGATTCTACTTCGATATCGAAGGTGTACCTGCTTTCTTAGTTAAAAAAGCAGACAGACCAAAACCTTCATTTGAAGAAGTAGTACTTGACCACATTAACGTACAAAGAAAACTCAAAGGTAGAGTTTCTTGGGGTGACATTACGTGCGAATTGTACGATCCAATCAACCCATCAGGTGCACAAGCCGTAATGAACTGGTTTAGACTCCACCACGAATCAATAACTGGTAGAGACGGTTACCAAGATTTCTACAAGAAAGACGTTAAATTCCGTTCTTTAGGTCCTGTAGGTGATGTTGTTGAAGAGTGGGAATTGAAAGGAGCATTTATTAAGAGTGCTGACTTCCAAGACGCCGATTGGTCAAACGCAAATACTGCACAGACAATTAGCTTAACTCTTGCAATGGATTACTGCGTATTAAGATACTAATTGCCAAAAACAATATAAAAGAAAAGGCGCCTTTGGGCGCCTTTTTCTATTTACTCATATATGTATATGCAACAATAAATGTTATAACATGGCAGAAAAAAAGTTACAAACTGAAATGGTTGGCCTACCTTCAAAAGGCCTTTTATACCCAGAGGGTTCTCCACTTCGCAACGGCTCAATAGAAGTAAAGTATATGACGGCCAAAGAAGAAGATATCCTAACAAACCAATCCTACATTAAATCGGGTGTAGTAATTGATAAATTATTGCAATCGCTAGTGGTGTCTCCTATCGATTTTAACGACATTTTAATTGGAGATAAAAACGCTGTTTTGGTTGCAGCGCGGGTCTATGGTTATGGTCCTCATTATGTGTTTAACTACACTAATCCTAGCACTAATGAAGACGAAGAAGTTATGATCGATTTAGCTCAAGTGCAAGATAAAGAGATAGATGAATCACTTATCAAAACACCTGGTGTAAACGAATTTGATTTTGAATTACCCGCTTCAAAAAGAAAAGTTACATTTAAACTTCTCACCCAAAGAGACGAAAACAACATTCAGCTTGATCTTAAGAATCAAAGAAAAATGAAAAGAGAAGCAGAATTAACCACACGTCTCAAACACACCATCGTAGCAATTGATGGAGACAAAGATAAAGCTGCCATTAAAGAATTTGTAGATTCAGAATTGCTTGCAGTAGATTCAAGAGCGTTAAGAAACTACATTAAGGATGTGTCACCTGACGTAGATCTTACGTTTAACTTCGAAGGAGAGGACGGTACCGTTGTTAATAACGTCCAAATTCCCATCGGAGTAACGTTCTTTTGGCCTGACCTCCAGGTATAAACCAGTAATATACGATGAGGTATTCGACCTCACATACTGGGGACAGGGAGGATTCAGTTTCGAACAAGCGTGGAATTTACCAGTTTATATGAGGCGCTATTATATAAATAAAATAAGCGACATTCATAAAAAACAGGAAGAAGCATCTAAAGGACATAATGAAGACGAACAAGCGATGAAAACTCTTGAAAATTTCAATATAGACTGGGATAACATTCCTCGAGATTCAGGGCTTAAAAATGAACTGTAAGGCGGTATAACACTGCCTTACACTTTTTGATATTTATATAGGAATATTTCTATACATGGCTGAAGAACAAGATTTAGATAAACTGATAGAAAAGAGAAAACAACTCGCCGAACTTTTACAGCGTGAAGGAAATCTTAGTGCTCAAAGGGCTAAAGCTATTTCTGAACAATACAATACTTTAGAAGAAATAGCAAATATTACTCAAACCGTTACCCAAAATGGTGAGAGTTTTGTTAAAGAATTAAATAAAGCCGTAGATGCAGGAACAGGTTTATACGATGTTTCGGTAGGTTTAGTAGAAAGTCTTAAAGAAAGTTTAGGTATTCAAACAAGACGCAATGAATTTGATAGAGATCTTTTTAAAATTAATAAAGATATAACAAATACTTTAAGAGATCAAAAAGAAAATTTAACCAGTGAAAGCGATGTATCTAAACAAATAGCCAAAAACGACGAAAAACGTTTAGCAGCATTAAAAATATCTAAATCCCTAACTGAGGGAATGAGCGAAGAGTCTTTAAAGCAAGTACAAAAAGCTCAAGACGTTTATTTAGCTAGACAAGATATAGAAAAATTAATTAAAGCAGAATTAGCAGCTGTAGCAGCAGGTGCTCCTTACGACGCAGCAAAATTAGAAAGATTACAAGCTTCAGCTAGGTCTTTAGATAACTCTCTTGAAACCCAATTAGAGACACTAAATCCTATGCAACAACAATTGTTGTTTACTAATATGAATGTTGCTGGTTTAGAAGAAGCTAATGCAAAACAAAAAGAACAATTAGCTAGAATACAAGAAATCAATAAAGCTACTGGCTTAACAGGTGCCATTATTGGGGGACTTAGCAAACTTCCCGGTATAGGACAAATATTTAAAGCCCAAGATTTAGAAGATATTAAAAAAGAACTCCTAGAATCTGGACAAGAAGCCGATAAATTTCAAATAGCAGGCAAATTAGTTTCTAAAACATTTGATAACCTCAAAAATACGCTCAGCGACCCTGTATTTTTATTTACAGCACTTACAGGAGCTTTGGTTAGAAATTCAAAACTAGTTAACGAATTTCAAACAGAACTAGGTGTAGGTTACAACAATGCGCTTGCTATGCGCACAGAAATAGCAAATGCTGCGGACGCAAGTGGTGATTTGTTTATTAACAGTGAACGATTACAAAAATCCGTATTTGCTTTAGCACAAAATACAGGTGTATTTTTTGATCTTAGCTCTAAATCAGCCGAAACATTTACCAACTTAACAGAACGAATGGGGTTAGCTGCAAATGAAGCAGGTAACCTTACAATGTTGTTAAGACTTCAAGGTAAAGATACAGAAACTACTATGTCTAACTTAGTAGGAACTGCAAATGCCGCCTTAGCTACAAGTAAAACCACAGCAAACGTTAAAGATATATTAGGTGATGTCGCTAAATCATCAAAAGGATTACAGGCATCATTCGCTGCTAATCCAGGTGCACTTGCTAAAGCTGCAGTTGCCGCTAGAGAATTAGGTGCTACCTTAAAAGATATAGAAGCTACTCAAAAAAGTCTATTAAGTTTTGAATCAAGCATAGAAGCAGAATTAAAAGCAGAATTGCTAACAGGAAAACAACTTAATCTTGAAAAAGCAAGAGCAGCGGCACTTAATAACGATATGAAAACCTTGGGTGAAGAACTCAAGAAACAAAATGTTGATTTAGCTTCGTTTGGAAAAATGAATGTTCTTCAACAAGAAGCTATGGCTGAAGCAATGGGTATGAGTCGCGATGCTATGGCAGAAATGTTACTAAAACAACAAACCCAAGGCATGGCTGCTGAAGAAGTTAGAGCCAAATTTGGTGAACAAGCATACGAGCAATTTAAAGCTATGGATGCTAGCCAAAAAATGAATGAAGCTATGGCAAAATTAAAAGACATATTTGCCAATCTCTTAACAGTAGTTACTCCTATTATTGATGCCCTTGCATTTGTACTTCAACCTATTGCTATGATAGGGCAGGGAATAGCCAAGCTTAACGAATGGACAAAAGGCTGGGCTAGTAAAATATTAGGTGTAGTTGTTGCAGTTAAAATGCTTAGTGGGGGATTTGGGGGGCTACTTGATAAAATTAAAGGAATTTCATTTGGTGGGTTAAGAGAAAGAATAGTAAGTGCTTTTGATTCTAAAACTTATACTGGTTTCTTTAGTGGTATACAAGAAAGATTTAAAGGATTATCTGAACCATTAAAAGGACTTAGAGATAAACTAATGGATACTTTTGGGGGAGCCGCTGATAAAGCCAAAGGGATTCAATTTGACGAAAGAATAGGTAAAAAAGGTGGATTCCGTGATATGGTTTCAGGACGCTTTGTAAGCGAAGAAGCCGCCAATAAAGCTGGAGTATTTAAACCAGGTACAGGTCCAACAGCTGCTGCCGCAGCTGGTGCTACTGACGCTGCTGGTTCTGCAGGTGCCGCAGCTACTGCTGCCCCTAAAGGAGCTGCTGCTGGTGCTGCTGGTGCTACTGACGCTGCTGGTTCTGCAGGTGCTACCCCTGCGCCCGCAGATAATGGTAAAACTTTAAAAGAAAAAATGCAAAATATTGCCGAAGGTATTAAAGCCTTTGCTGATAAAGATGTAATTAAAGGTGCTTTATCTATGATAGTTGCTGCACCTGGTTTAGTAGCGCTTGGTTTAGCGTCGTTACCTTTAAAAATCACTGAAAAAATTAACGGTAAAGCTATCCAAACAGGTATGGAAGGTATAGCTAATGGAATTAAAGCATTTGAAGGTACTACTAAAGGGGCATTAGCATTATTAGTCGCTACCCCTGGATTATTAGCACTTGGTTTAGCTGCTCCTGGATTAGCATTAATAGGAGTTGTAGGAACTGGTATAGCCGCTGGTTTAAAAGGTATATCTGTTGGTATGAATGCTCTAGGTAAAAACATGGTTGGTATTATAAAAGGTTCTATAGCATTAACAACTTTAGCTTTACCAATAGCAGCCGCCGCAGCTGCATTCCAATTATTAGAGGGAGTTGATCCTGGCGCTATGATAGCGTTTAGTGTTTCTTTAGGAATTTTAGGAACAGCAGCCGCTATTTTAGGAAGTATGTTACCTGTAGTTGCTATGGGTGCATTAGCATTAACAACCTTAGCTATTCCTATAGCAGCTACAGCAGCAGCCTTTAGTTTATTAAAGGGTATAGATACTTCTATGATGTTAGGATTTGCTGCTGCTTTAGGTGTTTTAGGATTAGCAGCAGCTGGTTTTGGGATAGTAGCCCCATTAATAATAACAGGTTCAGTAGCTATTGGTGCTTTAGGATTAGCTTTATTACCTTTAGCAGTTGCAATGAATGTAGCTGCTCCTGCGGCTGAACAATTTGCACATGTATTATCTAGTTTAGGAGAAATAAATGTAGCTAATTTATTTGGATTAGCAATGACATTACCTACATTAGCCTTTGGTATTGGTGCTTTAGCACTTTCGATTGGAACCGCAGTTCTTGCAGCTATTTCTTTAAAAGTTTTAACCAATGCTTTAGAACCATTAGCTGAAATGGCCCCTAAGTTTGACATAACTAATAAATCACTAGCAGGTATTGCTGGAAGTATAGCTTTAATAAGTACTTCTTTAGCAGGTTTAGATGTTTCTAAATTAGAACAAATAGCAGATTTAGGAGAAAACATAAACATAACATCCACAGCGGGTTTAGATGTTTCTAAATTAGAACAAATAGCAGATTTAGGAGAAAACATAAACATAACATCTACTACGGTAACATCAGCCGCACCAACCCCTTCTCCCCAATCACCAGGAACAACTTCTCTTACTGAAGGAACTACTACAGCAGCAAACGCTGGTGGCATTACAGGAGAAGAAGTTAGAGCAATTGTTGAAGAAACAGTTACAGCAACTATTAACGCTCTTGTCCCTGACATGGTAGCAGCATTGAAAGAAGGTCAAGGCAAGATACAAGTTACTAACGATAACTTTAATAACTCTAGACAAAGCGAAGGTCCATCTCGCAACCGAAATATAGTAAACAATAACTTTGCATAATGGCATCACGTAGACCAGATATAACAACAGATATGGGCCGAGGTAACCCAGGTAGCCCTAAACGATTTACTTCACAAGAAGAAATTGACTATAGTATCGAAAACAGAGGTTACCAAGACGCTCGAAACTTGGCCCCTATAACTGATGTTACTACAGATGGTCCTATCCCTGCGGATATACCAAGGGATATGATTAAATTTAACATCAAAGTTATTGATCCTGAAAATCCCCTCAATGCCGAAATGTTAGTATTTAGAGCATATTTGGACGATATAAGTGACAGTTATAAAGCAGGGTACAATAGTTACAAATACAATGGTAGAGCAGAAAATTTCTACACTTATAATGAATTTGATCGCTCTATTTCATTTAAATTTAGAATCCAAGCCCAATCAAGGCAAGAAATGAAACCATTATACCAAAAACTAAATTATTTAGTTGCTCAAACTGCCCCACAATATAAAAATGGTAGAATGCGAGCTAAATACAATAGATTAACCATTGGCGATTGGATAAACGAAGTGCCTGGATTTTTTGAAAGTATAAACTTAAATTGGAAAGGGGCATATTCTTGGGAAATTGACTCAGAAGAACAACTTGGTTCAGACGGTATTCGAATGAACCAACTACCACAAAACTTAGACGTAGATTGTTCGTTTAAGCCCATCCACGATTTTGCCCCTGAAAACAGCAAAGATTCACCCTTTATTTTACCTCACAGAGGAGGTATAGACACTGCCCAAAACTGGCTTATTTCTGATTCTACTTCGAACTTATTATCATCGTTAGGAACATTTGGATCATGAATCGTTACAGCAATATACGACTTAAAAAAGACTCAGACGGTAAACGCTATATAAGAAGCGTTATTTATCCTGAAATCCCTGAAACTTTAGACGATATTTACGTTGAAACAGAATACGGTGACCGTGTAGATATTTTAGCGTACCAATTCTATAACGATACATCTTTATGGTGGATTATTACAACTGCTAACCCGGGAAAACTAAGGCGCGATACTTATGTTTGTCCTGCGGGTTTACAAATTAGAATACCTTTAGATCCTAACCCTATTATAGACGAATTTGAAAGAATAAATAGAGCTAGATGAGTATTTTTAAACAGTCGTTTCCTAAATGGATCCAAAGTCAATTAAATAAAAGACAAGAACTTCAAGCTACTGGCCTCAATGGAGGAAAAAAAAGCAACGAAGCTCTTGTTTGGAACCAGTCTAAACAGTGTGTTATTAGAGCAACCTCGTTAGTTGATTATACTAAGGAAGTAGACGGTGGTTTAGGTATAGGTGATTTTAATACAATAGGAGGAAATCAATTAGCAAAACGATTCATACTTCAAGGAGGTATACTAAACAAAGGACAAATTCGCAGAGCCCATTTTGGTCAAGAGAGTTCAGCATACGGAGACCCATTATTAGGATCCAACAGTGGTCCTGAGGGGTTCGGACAGGTACCAATGCCTGGTATTACTAGCTTAGACATTGCAACTAAAAGTGCGTATGGTTCTTTACGCCAAGCAAAATTAAGTTTTGTAGTTCACAATCTCAGACAACTAGAGATTATGGAATTGCTTTATATGCGACCAGGATACCCTGTGTTGGTAGAATGGCAATGGTCACCTTATGTACACAGTGTAGACGGTGTAATACATAGAAGCCATAAAGTTAGTTCAGACACTGTATTCGCAGAAAAAGTTAACCAAGAACAACTATATTCTGAAATAATAAAACTAAAAAAAGAATCTGAAGGTAATTACGACGGATTTCTTGGATTCGTAACTAATTTTGGTTTCCAAGCGCGTCCTGATGGAGGATTCGATTGCTATTCAGAAATTGTGTCTATGGGTGAAGTTATTGACTCACTTAAAATAGGCAGTAGTTCACACATACTTTCAAAATTATTCCCGGGTAAAGAATTTACTTTTAAACTTCATAAAGAAGACGAAGACGAAGAAATCAAAAACCCAGATATACTAAGAGCTATACTCCTTGGTTTAGCTAAATTTACTGGCACTGTAGATACTGCTGGTGGTGAAATACCGTGGGCCCCTCAAATTTGGGAAAATTGGTTTAACAATGAATCTGGAGAATTAGCAGATGCCATAGTAAACATTATTATAGATAAATTTGAACCACTCCAAGCTTATACTAGCAGCGATGAAAAGATGCAAGCCTTAGAACAATATGTTCTAAAAACAAACCAAACTACAAGTTCTGGAGGCTTTAGAGTCCGATTAAACACTGGATATGTTAGGTGGGATTTACTAGCATTCCTTTTTAACGAATTAGTATTCGCACGCCCTAGTGACGATACAGAACCACCTGTTAAAATAATACAGCACTTTTTAAGAAATAACCCCAACAACCAAGACAAACCAATACCCGAATTAATCAAATACGTAAAAATTACAGGGGGTAATAAAGATGATCTTATTGATTTAAGTTGCGATCCTAAGGTTTGTATTTTACCTCACTCATTTTTTGATACTAGATTACAAGAAACTATAGATCCTGACCAAGGAAGATTAGGAAAAGTAATAGAAGGTATTGGTGATGGTTTTGAGTGGCTCTTTGGTAGATTAAGTAATGCCGTTGTAGCATTAGTAGATAAAGACGTTGATTTTGCTGGATTTGGTTTTTCTGCAACAGAATTAAATCTTGAAGAAGAAGCTAAATACTACATTGGTGGTATTTATTTAAACACCAAAATGCTTTTAAAAGCATACGATTCAAGTATTAAAAACAAAGATCAATCAGAAGTAGATTTTGGTGATTTCTTTAAAGCTATATGGGACGACGTAAATGCTGCTTGTCCTTTACACAACTTTATTTTTAAAATCGACAATGAATTCCCTAACACTGCGTATGTTATGGATTTACCTGTTGATAACAACCAATTAAAAGAAATTAAAGACAAATTATTTACTGTTGAAGTACAGTCGTCAAACAGCGCTGTAAGAGAATACGACATACAAGCAACTATCCCAGACGCATTAAAATCAACAGTGGCAGTACACGCTCAAAATCCAGATACAACAGAAGATTTAGACGATTTAACATTTCAAGCGTTTAATAGAAATATTAAAAACCGAATATTTTTCGCGCCTACCGTTAAAACCCAAGAACAAATAGATCGCGAACGTGCTCAAGCTGCACGTGAAAGGGAAGCGTATTCTAATTCTCCCGCCGCTAAAGAAGATAGAAGACTAGGAATATCATATGAAGAATCTAGAACCCCCGAAGGTAAAGCTAAAAAACGTTACTTACTTGCGGCTGAAAAATTCAACAAATTAACTCCACTTTATTTTGAAATTGTAAGTGCGGATGAAAATGATTCAATAGAAGATTCAAACGATACTGTATCTGACCTTAAATCGTCTTTAAAAGAATTACAAACTGCTACCCTACAATTAGAACAGTTAAAAAATGCAAATTTAGGAGCGAGCGCAGTTATTCCCTTAGAATTCACAATGACACTTGACGGTATATCAAATATTCTTATTGGTTCCGTATTTAAAATTAGAGGCGATCGTTTGCCAAAAGCATATAGAGATAAAGTTGGATTTATTGTATTTAAAGAAGAACAAAGTATAACTTCGGGTCAAGATTGGGTTACCAAAATTGGAGGTAAAATGATTATATTACCAACAGATAACCAAGGTAAAGACGTTGCGCCTGTAGTTACGCCTAAACCAGCTGAAAAACCTGCTCCGTTCCCTGAAATTCTCAGTGAACCTACTTTAGTTGACAATACAGAAGTAGTTACGCCAGGTGATCCTACTCAAACCATAGTTCGAACATTTGAAATACCACCTACGCTTAATCCTTCTGAAAGATTACCAGTCGATCAACTTACAACAAGCGAGACAGGAATAAACCTAATCAAACAGTTTGAAGGATTTAGAACAAACGCTTATGTTGATCCAGGTACTGGTGGAGAACCTATCACTATTGGGTATGGTACTACTAGGTATGCTGATGGAAGAAAAGTTAGAATGGGTGATACCATCACTGAATTCCAAGCTACTGAAGAATTAGCCCACCACGTAAAACAGGTAGCTGAAAAGGCCATCAGAAGATATATTGATGTTCCCTTAACCCAATTCGAATTTGATTCCCTATCAAGCTGGGTTTACAATGTTGGTTCAGGTAACCTACAAAGTTCAACCCTAAGAAAAAAATTAAATGCACGAGATTATGAAGGTGCTGCAAATGAATTCCCAAGATGGACCAAGGCAGGTGGAAATGAATTAGCAGGTCTAGTAGCAAGAAGAACAGCAGAACGTAATTTATATTTAACAAATAACCCAGGAAACGTAACGTAAAATGCCCTACATTCCTAAATCCCAATATACAGTTCAACACACCAATGGGGGTGAATTATATGATCCTGTCACTGGCCAAGAATATAGAGGAGAATATATTCAATACGGCCAAAGATATTTTGCTGGAAACACTATTTTAAACTTAAAAGTACCGTTAAGAAAAATAGATAAAGAAGAAAACATCGTATTACAAAACACACGTAACTTTCTTTACAATCAACTTAACCCAAAACATTACCAGCGAATTAAAAAACGCTTTAAACCAGTTGCCTCTAAACCTCGCCCAACAGAAAAAGATTACGAAAAAGGAGAATGGAAAAGGTATTTCTGCCAGCGAGTAAACCTTTTAGACAACATTATTGAAATGGACTCTGAAGGATATAAAAAACTTCAAAGCGGAGAATACGACAATGTATTGTACCTTGGGGGTGAAATTATGTGGTCATTAAAGGATCCCAAATTAAACAACGATAACGTTTTGAAATTAATAAGGCAATATCCAGGGATTCAATTTTTCTTCAACAATCCTGAGGAATTCGTAAGATAATTTCGTATATTTGAGGTATGTACTACCTCATAGAAACACAAGAACAATTAGAACGGTTCTTCGAAGGTGAGGGTAACGAATGTTACCTTCAATTCGTTACGAATAACGACGAAATTCACCCTAAGCTACAATCGGTTTGCGCCTTGTATCTTTATTCATTTAGTAGGGAGAAGGGCTTCATGATCAACATAGATCACCCAGAGGGATTTGAGTTAGAGTTACCACTAAAGTACCTACAATCTTATACGAACATATTCGTCAAAGAAAAAACTAAAGCTTTACTATACATCCCCACACTCCCTTATACGGATATACAAAGCATATACTACTTACTAAAAAACGAACCACTACCTGCGTTGCCCAAAACTGGAACACACACGTTCTATGAGCGCAAATTTGGCGCAAATAACGTGAATAAAATAATTCCCCTTGCAAAGCACTACGAGGCGATGACTAACGAATTTGAGGCGATTTACCCGTATATAAGCAACTTTAAAGAAGAAGAATCAAACAAGTGGTACAACGAAATACTTACACCTACGTTAGCAAGGATGGTAAGTGAAGGATTTAAAATTAACGATACATTTAACAAACACTTTGATATAAATGAAAAATTTAGCATACGCGACTCCAAAATATACGGATGGTATAATTTTTGCACTACAACAGGACGTCCTACAAACAATTTTAATAGCGTTAATTTCTCAGCTTTAAAACACGATACAGGAGAACGAGATGGTTTTGAAGCAGACAACGACATGCTTATTGAAATGGATTTCGAGGGCTACCACCCCCGAATCATTGCACGCCTATCTGGGGACGAGTTAGATAAAAGCGAATCTGTACATACACAAATGGCGAAAATGTATTTCGACACTGAAGAAATAGACGCTGAAATGTACAAGCGAAGTAAAGAACTAACGTTTCAACAAATGTACGGGGGTATAAATAAAAAATACCTCAAACACACATATTTCAACAAAGCGCAACAATTTATAGACGAATTGTGGAGCGAATTCAATACAAAAGGATACGTTAAAACTGTAATAGCGAGGCGCAGGCTTTTAAAAGACAACTACAAAAACATGACTCCCCAAAAGCTATTCAACTACTACATACAAGCATTCGAAACGGAGTACAACTTTACTGTGCTTTCTCGCCTATTTAAAATACTCGAAGGAAAAAAGAGCAAAATTATCCTATATGTGTATGACTCAATATTGATAGATTTTGCGATCGAGGACGGGAAAGACACGCTTCAAGCGATAAAAGCAACGATTTCATCAGATTTTCCCGTTAAAATAAAACGTGGTGTTACATACTCTTCTTTAGAGGACATTTGATATTTATTGTGGAACAACACAATACATACACAAATGAACAACAAACTTTACTGCACTTTTCTCCAAGATGAGAGTGTCGATGAAGTTGTAGACAGAATCCTTGAGGAGCACGACATATTGTTTAACAAAATATTTGTTTTAGCGTCATTAGACGACGATAAAGTTATGTTGACATATAACATAGACGGTCCCGTTTATGATCTACAATTAGAAAACACTATATTGGTTCACAGAAAAAAACAAACTAATACTCTATATACAATAAACGCCTTAAATGAGGTGATAAAATATCTAAACGAAGGGGTTTTAGATACTACGTACCAAGTGGACTGGACACGGTTCCGCAATTGCCTTCTTTTGACTCGCCCTGGTGGGTTTAAAAAGGTTAGAACACGTTTAAAAAATATAATTGAAGTAGAGTAAAAAGCCTTCTGGTAAAATTTGGATTCGTTGACCTGGGTTATTATATTTACCCAAAATTAAAAGGTCATGAATCTAGACGAAATTAGAAAGCGCATGGACCGCTTGCAAAACAAGT